GAAGAATGTTCCAGTGATGAATGTAGTAGTACAGATTGTTCTGATGTTGAATGTAAAGGGGAGTAAATAAATGCCAAGTAAAAGAGTTAATGCAGTTATTGATAAAAATGTGGAAATGGAATTTAGACAATGTGCATCTTTGAAAAACGGTTTTGAACAAGGATGGTACAGTAAATGTATTGAGGAAGCAATACAAGATTGGACACGAAAACAAAAAGAGGGGTTAAAAAATGAATAATGTTGATAGAAATGTGAATTTCAGAATAGTTGAAGGAGAAACATATCCTATTGATAAGATTGTTACAGATCTTAAAAAAGGGGTTACTCATGCAAAAATAGTTCAAAAGTATGATGTAGGTTTAAATAAGATTGCAAGGATTGCTAAAGAGAATGGTATTCATAAGTTTCCTTTGAGGCCAAAAAAGGTTAAAAGTGGAAAAGGTGTTCGTAAAAATCCTAATGATTCTATGTATAATATTTATATTCATTTGGGACGATATACTATTCGTAAAATGGTTGATGGGAAAAATAGGTATTTTAAAAGTTTTAAAATTAGTAAAGAAGGTCTTGATGATGCTATTGAGTTTAGGAATTGTTTAATTGAATGCAAATGGGATTTAGAAAAAGCAACTGAAATGTTTGAAAGAGGATTGATTAAATGAGTGTTAAAAGTAAATGGATAGCTTTTGAGGGGAGCAGTCTTAATATTGCATTACATGAAGCTATTGAAAATAATACTGTTCTTGATTCTTTTAAAGCAGTAAATTTAAAGTTTAATGATAAGTGGATTAATGGATTTGAATATAATGGTGCAAGTATTGTCTTAGATATTGAATATTTAGAAGTACCTATGAATCGTTTTTCATGGGATCAAAAATTGAAAGATAAATTATTGGAAACTTTAAATTCAATGGGGCTAAAAAATGAGGTCTAGGGTTGAAATCCAAGAAGAAATAGCTAATGTTAAATGGAAATTAAAACATCTAATGCAAGAATATTTCGTTGTAAAAGATGGTGAAAAAGTTGTAAATCAAATTAATGTTTTAGAAAGGGAAAAATTTAATTTATTGAAGGAGTTAGAGGACTTATGAATGATGATTTAATTTGCCCTTATTGTAAAACAGAATTATGTGAAGATGATTTACATGATTCATGGGCTGAAACTGGGGGAGATGAAACTTTTTATACTTCATGTCCAAAATGTGAAAAAGACATTAAAATGGATGCATACTGGGATGTAACATTTAGTGTGGAGGAAAAACAAGATGAATAATGATTTAATAACTCTTGCACAAATGGCTAATGTTAAAATGGCTATTATTAAAAAAATAAGGGAATTGGAAAAGGATTTGATGGAGGACACACAATGAATGGATTTACTAAAATAACTAATGGGTATGACAAAGAAGGCGAAAAAACTATTGGTGGGGAGTATAGTCAATTAGAATTACCAGATGGTAAAATATGGATTGTAAAAACGGACATAATTGGTATTAAAAAGGCAAAAGCATATCGTAAAGAAGGATATGGTTTAGATAGTAATGGAACTCATAATGCTATGAAATATTTATTTGATGAGTATTGTAAAACTGATTTTGATTCAGACCAAATTTGGAGTATGTTTAACAAAGACCATAAAATATTGTTTGAAGAGTTTGGTGTTTGTAAAGATTGTCATTTTGATGATAATATTTGTGATTGGTGTAGATATATTCGTGATGAAGTTAGTTATGAAGAATTGGAAGCTAAGATGGAGGGCACACAATGAATATGGTTGATAATGAAGCAAAAGCATTAATCCTTTTATTAAATCAATATGTTGAACTTAAACAACAATTAAGATTTAACAGCACATATATTCATGGTACTTTTAAGGATTTATTAAAAGAAAAATTAGAAGATGATGAAAAACTTATACAACTGTTAATTAAAACAGCAATAGAAAAATGATGTGGAGGTTGAAAAACTAATGAAAAAAGAGGAAATGAAACAATGAGTAATGGTTTCAGTGTAATTGATAAAAAAACTGGTGAAACAGTAACAGCAGATATGATACCAATTTCTAAATCAAAAAAATGTCATAAAAATAATGAGAATGTTAAAGGGAAAGATTTTCTCATAACTTCCAAAGGAAAATTATTTGTTGAAGTAAAATGTGGAGATGAATTGGAACTAGATAAGCGTAAATTTAAGGTGGTTTGGGAATAATGTTGCTTTCTGATGTTAAACCTCATGGTAAAAAAAGAGGAATACTACAAAACAACCGAACACAAATATACGAAGACTTAAAAAAAAGACTTTTCAACATAAAAGATTATGATAAAACAAAAATTCTCCAATATATTGATAATATTCTAATGGAAACAGAATATGATGAAGAAAAGGATTGTTTTAAAGATGATGAAAACGAAATCATATTTTTAAGTTTTTTTGTAAATGATGTTGTAAATGAGATCCAACTTTTTGGAGATAAATATTTAAGAATAAAAGAAAAATGGGAGAGGTAAAAAGAATGGATGTTTTGAGTGTGTTATTATGGATTATAGCTACTTATTTAGTAATACCTCTAATGATTATTGCAATAATATTAATAATCATAGCAGTTTCAATAATCTATGAAATGGTAAAAGGAGAGTAAAACAATGGTTGTTAGGACAATTTCATCTTTACTAAAAAAATATGAAACCAAACAACCAGGAGAAACATGGTCCAAAAAAATGGAACATGAAACAAAAATGCAATGGAGGTTAAGTCAAAAACTAAGAATTGCAGAAAATCGAATGAGTAGATTAGGAATAAAAGGTAATGATAGAAAAAGAGTATTATTCATTATAAAAGATATTTCTAATTTCAAGATTTTATGTAAAAATTGTAGAAATGAAACAATAATAAGTGCTATATGTTTCTATGTAATGAAATCTAATAAATCCTACATTAAAATGAAAGATTTTAGTGTTTTCAAAGAAGATGGATTGGATTATTATATTTACTCAACAATTGTAACAAAAATTAGTAATCATTATCAATCAAAAACCCTTCTAAAATATTAAAATTGATAATTTTTACTCAATCCCCCCACTGTGTCATGTATATATATTGAAGAGAAAATAATTTCTCTTCCAATATAAAATTAAAAGCGTACATGACCAATAATGAATAACCATCACAATTTTAAAAATGTAAATCAATTTAAACATCTGAAATGTCTCTGCCCCCAGAAAAGAGAAAGACACTTTCTCTATGATGACACTCACGATATTGTATTTTGCAAGAGTTGTGGAGTTATTCTTATTGAACATGGTATTGAAATTCAAAATGGAGCATATTTAAAGGATGAAGAAGATATAAAGGGAATGAAAGGATAAATTTTCATTTTTTTTTCTACAAAGTATTGGTATCACTTCTGTTATTTTCTTTCATCATTGTCATCTTATTAAAAACGGGATATTCTTAATTTCCTTTTCTTCATCAATTAAATTTTATCTGGGTGCAACAATTCCCAGATGCTCCACACATAACACTTTTTTTTATCATAACTGCTTGAACTAATAAATTGAGAGGGTTTAAACCCCTCTTCAAGCATTTTTATTTTATTCAAAAAATTTTATCACAAAAAAGGAGATCATAGTATGGAAAATTTAAAAGGAAACTTAACAAGTATAATAACAGCAATCTTACTCCCATTATTAGCAATGTTTAGTGTAGATTTAGCAACACAAAACCAAATACTAGCATTAGTAAGTGCATTAATAGGATTATTAGTATGGTATCTTGATATAAAATACAAATCCAACTACTTTGTACCAGAAGAAGATGAAGAAAACAATGGTGCATAAAGATGTGTAATTGTGAAAATCATGAGCAAATACCTTTAATTAAAAAAGACATTGAAAATTTAGTAGAAAAAATGGAAGCTAATGAAAAAAGACATGAAAAAGATTACACTTACATAAAAAATCGTATAGATGCAATTGCCACATGGCAAGGATTAAAAGATGTACATAATGGAAAAGTATCTGTTAAACTAAAAGAAAAAGAAACACAAATAAAAACCGAAAAAGAAGAAAGAAGACTTAAAGACGAAAGAATAGAAAATGACATTAGAAAAATACTATGGACATTAGTAGGACTTATAATAACAATCATAACTGCAGTAGTAGTCTTAGAACTAACTGGAGTATTAACATAAAAATAGAGTGTATAGTGTAATAGAAACATTTAGGATTCCAGACCCTAAGATGAGGGTGCAATTCCTTCTACACTCATAAATAATAAACATTATAAAAAGAGGTTGAATAACAATGACAAAGAAGTGGGAAAGACAAAAAGGAGAATCAAGCAAAAGCTACTCATATTTCACCATATACAGAGACTTAGGCCCCACAAGAACAATACCAAAAATACTACAACAAATAGAAAAAGTCCAAGAAAGTCAAGAGAAGTCTCAAGATGATGAAATAATTATTCCTATACCTACATTAGTAGCTTTACAAAAAGCATCTTCAAGATGGCATTGGACTAAACGATGTACTAGTTATGATTATTTTAATGAAGAGTTAGATAGGAAGTCAAAAGAAGATGCCTATAATCAAAAAGAAGAAAGGTTAATTTCTCTTGGTGAAGACTTATTGGAGGCTCTTGAAACTAATATTAAAAATTTAAATTGGAGTGGCCATGCACCTACAACTGTTGGAAACACTCTTAAAAATGTTGCAATGGGTTATGATTACACAGTAAAAAACATCAGATTACTATATGGTAGAAGCACTGAAAACAAAGAATCCAAAGTAGAAGGAAATCTAGGAATAGAAAACGATTCCAATATCAGATTTGAAACAAACTTACTAGATAAAGAATTCATGGAATCAGAATTAGACTTCATGAAAGAATTAATAGATGATAAAAATGCCACAAACAATAAACCCAAAAAATAACCTCCATAATCATGGAACAATGGGTTTAGGAAGATGGAGCATAGCTATTAATGAAGGAAGATGGATTCCCAGAAACTTTGATTTAATAATAATTGAACTACTACAATATGCTTTACAAGGCAAAATATCCAAAATCTTACTAGGAGTACCATCAAGGCATGGAAAATCAACACTCATAAGTAAAAACCTTACCAGCTATTTCTTAGCACATTTCCCAGATGAACAAGTAATATTATCAAGTTACTCCCAACAATTAGCATCAGAGTTTGGAGGACAAGTAAAAAACATAATAAACCATTATGGATACTTATCTCCTTACAATGTTACAATCAGTTCTGATAGTAAAGCAAAAAACAAGTTCAACATGGCAAAACCATACAATGGACAAATGTTAGCTATCGGTGCAGCAGGAAGTATTCTCGGATTCGGTGCAGGACTATTCATAATAGATGATCCAATCAAAAATATTGCAGAAGCAGAATCAACAAAACTTCAAAACAAATTAAAAGATTGGTTAGGAGGAACTGCAAAAACAAGACTCCAAAAAAGAACTAATGGATTACCTCCAATAATGATTGTAATAGCTCAAAGATTACACTTAAAAGATTTACATGGTATAATAAAAGAAACCGAACCAGTAATTGATGCAAAAACAGCATTAGAAATCTTAAGAAATGGTGGAGAAATAGATCCTAATACATGGGTGGATATGAATATACCTGCAATATGTGAAGATCCAGAAAAAGACATTCTTGGAAGAAAACCAGGTGAAGTATTATGGGAACAGCAAAGAAATTATGAATGGTTAATGAGTGAAAAATCAGCAATGGGAAGCTATCTCTTCAATGCTATTTATCAAGGAAACCCTCAAGAAAGAGATGGTGAAATATTCCGTAGAGAATGGTTTGAAGACCCTACAACAGGTAAATTAAAAAACCTAATCAGTTTAGAAGACTTACCATTAGGATTACCATTATTAAGATACTGGGATTTTGGAGCAAGTGCAGATGCAGGAGATGGAACAAGTGGCCTATTAACAGGTTACGATGGAAAATACTTATATTTCATAGACTGGATAGGGGGAAAATACTCCACTACCAAACTATTAAGAAAATTCAAAGAAACAGCTATCAGCGATGGTAAAAAAACCATGATAAAAGTTGAACAAGAACCAGGTTCTGGAAGTAAAATAATGCTATCTCAATTCAGACAAGATAAAAATCTTAGAACTTTCACTATGAGAAGTGATAAAGTTCAAGTCAGTAAAAAGATAAGGGCTTTTGAGTTAGAGGCAGCTATTGAAGACCAAAGGTGGAAGATGGTTAAAGCTCATTGGAATGATAAGTTTGTTAATCAGTTGGTTGCTTTTACTGGTGAAGATGGTGGAGAGGATGATATTGTTGATACTGCAACTGGTTCTGCTCGTCATTGGTTGAGAACAAGGAGGAAAGTCAATGCTTAGTGGATTTATAATAAATGGAATTTGGTTAATAGCTATGTTGGTAGTGATTGGTTTAGTTATTTTGACTGGTTTAGTTTTAAATGGATGGGAATAATATGAATGAATTTGAATTTATATATCTTTTTCTTATTTTCTTTTCTTGTTTATATTTGTGTTTGGAGTTAAGATAATGAATGGATGGGATTAAATTATGAATGGTTTTACTATAATTTATAAAGGAAAAGGCAAAGAAAACAGAACTCTTAATAATTTTGTAGCAATCACAGATCAAGGAGAATTAGTTGCAATTGGGGAATGTTTTGAAATAGAACATTTAGATGAAAAAGATTATGAGATAGTTTGGGAACCAACAGACACAGCAACACTAACTTATGATACTCAATTAATAGATGATGAAGGAAAACACTGGATGGACAAAAAATATGGAGGATAAGAAAATATGAGTAAAAATAAAAGAAACATGAGTGCAGATTCATTCATCGTAACAATCAACGACGGAGAACCAGAACTCCATGAATCAAGCATACTAAACAACTACACAATAAAAGCAGACAGAAACAGTAAAGGAAGCAAACAAGTAGAAGGAGAAGGTTGGGAAAATGCACAAATACTCCGACCAAGATATGATCCAGATGAATTAATAGAATTACTTGACTTAAACACTTATCATGAAAGATGTGTTGATGCAGTAGCAACAGATGCCAGTGGAAAAACCTATGCAATGGTTCCAGTAGCAGATGAAAATCAAAATGAAAAATTCAATCAAAAAGAAGTTAATGAATTCTTAGAACAATGTTATCCAGACATAAACACACTCCTATATAGAGGAAACTATGACCATAAAAGTATTGGTTATGGAGCATTGGAATTAATAAGAGAATCCACTAATAATTCTCCCCCTTTAAGATTAACTCATATAAATGCACACACATTAAGAAGACATAATGATGGTTTCAGAGTAATACAAAAAATAGGAAAAGAAACAGTTTATTTTGTTATATATGGAAAAAACAAAATGACAGATCGTATCCGAAGAAATCATCCTGAATTATCAGAACTTAAAAATGATGTCCTTTTTGATGTAGATGCAGATACAGGAGACCTATATCCCTATAATAGTTTGCCTCCTGAAAGAAAAGCAAATGAATTATTATGGGAAATGGACTATGCACCAGGAACAAATTATTATGGAAGACCTAAAATCATAGCAAGTCTTGGAACAATACTTGGAGATTTATCAAGAGGAAATTATAATACAAGTTTCTTTAAAAATTATGGAATGCCATCATTTGCAGTAACTATTACAGGAGATTTCCAAGATTATGATGTTGATCCAGAAGATCCAGATTATGATGTTAAAAAAACTTTAAAATATAAAATCACTCAACAGTTAAAAGAAGTGATGAAAAACCCTCACAGTGCAGTTGTAGTTACTATTCCAAGTAATGAAACTGATGGTAATGTAGAAGTTAATATTCAGCCATTATCAGTTGAAACAAAAGATGCAAGTTTCAGACTATACAGGAAAGATAATAGGGATGAAATTATCCATGCTCATGGAGTAGATCCATCAAGATTAGGTATTTATGACAGTGGAAAACTCAATGGCAGTAACAGTAAAACAGTAGATAATAGCTATAAAATATCAACTGTTGCTCCATTAAAAGCCGAAAATGAAAAGAAAATCAATAGACTTTTAAGAGAAGAGTTTGGAGTAAATGATTGGAAATTCAAGATAAATACACTTGATCCTAAAGATAATGTTTTGAATATAGGAATTGCAAAAGAACTATGGAATATGGGAGCAATGACTGGAAGAGAATTAATTGAAAACTTTGGAGAAGAATTTGGTTTAAATAAAAACACTTCATCAGAATACTTAGATGAATATTATGTTAATGGAACTCCAGCAAAACAGTTATGGCAACAAACAGAGTTCAATAATGTATATAATAACTTGGAAAAAGTGAAAAATGATTTGATTAGTGAGGCAGAATATAATGAAGAGCAAGAAGAATCTGACCCATCAGATTCAAATGTTGGAATCAGCACAAAAACGAATGCTAGTTTCACAGAAAGAATCAAACAAGCTTTATCAAGATGAACAAAGGTTCATAGGTGAGTTAAAACTGTTCTTTAGTGTGATGGAAAAACATTTACTTGAAACAGTAGAAGAAAACTGGGATGATATAAGTTTCAGTTTCCAAATTCCAATCATAACAAGCCTATTAAAACCTTACACATTCCAATATCAAGAATTAGTTGCAGAGAATATTAAAACTGCAATGTCTCATGGTAAAAAAATAGCTGATTATGAAATAAAGAAAGCTCAAAGAGAATGGATAAAGAAATATGGTAAAACATTAGCCATTTCTACAAAAGCAGAGATTGATACATCATTGTTTGGAACAATAGCTGAAGCAGAAAAAAACTTAGGAACATACTCATTTCAAGCATCTGAATCCACTATGAATCGTATTAGTGGAGATATAAATCAGATATTACAAGAAGGATATGAAGGTGGAAAAGGATATAAGGCAGTTGAAGAACAATTAATTAAAAAATTTGAAGGATTAGAAGGATGGGAAGCTAATCGTATAGCTAGAACTGAAATACATAATGCTCATCAATCAAGTATTTATCAACAATACTTATCAGAAGGATGTGAATATAAAAAATGGAAAACAGCAGCAGATGAAAGAGTAAGAAGCACTCATTCTGATTTACATGACATGATTACTGCTATTGATGTGCCTTTTAGTAATGGTTGTATGTATCCTGGAGACAGTAGTGGCCCTCTAAGTGAATTTATAAATTGTAGATGTATGGAAGTGCCTTATTATTTGCCTCCTAACACTATGGTTCCTGAAGGTTTAGAGCAATTCACAGAAGATCAATTGATTAGTGGTGAAAATATTCTTCCAGATTTTGCACAAGATATTATTCAAGGAGAACAGGATGGTTTAGACTTTAAATTTATTATTAAAGGTTTAGAAGATTTGTATAAGCAATATGTTTTAGGAATTGTTGCTCCAGCAGTAACTCCTAAATTGCCTAAGAAAACATCTAAACCTAAGGAAGTTAAACCAGTTGAAAAACCTAAATCTAATTTAGATTTATTAAAAGATATGCTTAATGATGTGGAAAAACCACCTAAGGCAGTTAAACCAAAAGTATCTAAACCCAAAGCAGTTAAACCAAAGGAATCACCAAAAACAAAACCCAAAACTGAAAATAAAAAAGGAACTGAATCTAAATCAACTACTTCGGTTGAAGTTGAATTAAGAAAACAATTACCTCCAGATATTACAGATGATGGTATTAAAGCAATTACAGAATTCAGAAATAAAAGAGTAAATGCTAAAGTAGAATATGGTAGAATTCTTAATCATAAAACTGGTGGAAAAAATAGTCCTGAATTTAGAGGGAGTAAGAATAAGGTATCCATTAAAAAATCAGATTTCACTAAAGAATATAAAGAAATGGATCAAACGGAGCAGTTAAAAATAATGCTCAAAGGGAATGTTGATAAATATAGGGAATCATATATTGAAGGTAAAAACTTAATGACAATCCATAACCACCCAATTGGTGGGCTTAAACCCCCTTCTCATAAAGACATTCTAATGTTAATGAGTGATACATGGGAAAAGTATGGTGTTGTTATTGCTCGTGATGAGATATGGGTATCAACTATTACAAAAGAACTTTCCACTGCCAAACAATCTAAAATAATTAGAGATATAAAAAAAATGGGAGATAAGGCAGTAAAGAAAACTGGTAAAATTTATAATGATCCAAAATATTCTCATTTATCAGTAGATGAAAGATATACTATTGCAGATAAAATTGCTAGTGGAGAATATGCAAAAGAGTTATTGAAATATGCTGAAAAAACTGATGGTTTGAATATGATAAGGGTTGTGATAAAATGAATAGAAAATTAACAGAAAAAGAATTAAAACAGTTAGAAAAACTGGAAAATGAATTAGAAAAATCAGAAGAAATAATATTTGATGATAGTAGTATTCGATTCGATTTTAGAGATGAATCTGAATAATAATTTTGAATAATAATTTTTAAACTTTTTATTGCCAACCAAGACCTTTAATGGTTTTGAGTTGGCTTTTTTAATAAACGAATTCTGAATTTATACAAAAGAACCCCTTAGCGACAGCTATATTTAAAAAAATGGAGGTTAAGAATCATGGATTTCTTAGCAATTATAATTATTTTGTTACTATGTGTTGTAGCTTATGCTTTGTTAGATTGGTGCATAATCCCTTTCTGCAAAGGTTTTAAAGAAGCTTACAATGATTACAACAAAGAAAAGGAGGACTAATTATTAGTTTATCAATTAAAAGTGAAACAGAAAACTCAATCTATTTAACAGCAGCAGTTTTAACTCCTGGAGAACCAGATTGCGATTTCTTTAGAGGAGAAAGGCCACTCACAGTTAAAGAAGTGGCACATTTTGCAAAAACATTTGAAGAGTATGGAGTTATTGAAAAGAATCATGACTTCTTATTAAAACCAACTTTAAAACAAGTTGGAGATCCAGTTGATTCGTATATAAGTGATTCACCTATGACCCTTGAGTTAATCAATGGAGAGGAAGTTACTTATCCAACTGGAACATGGTTTGCTACAATAGAGGTTACTGATCCAGAAACAATTCATGAAGTTAAAAATGGAGTGTATAATGGTGTCAGTATGACTTCATTAGACAAGGAAGATGCTGATAAATTGAAGAAATATCTCAATTTAAATGTGTCTGCTAAAAATAGTGAAGGACAGCTAATATCAGAGAGAGAAAACGGAGTAGCATTTGGTATTAGTTTGGCTAAAAACCCTTGTGTGCATAAAGCAAAGTTTTGTAGAATAGCTATGAAACAGAATAAAGGAGAATTTGAAATGGAAAATGAAAATGAAAAGAATTTATTTGAAAAAATAGGCGATTACTTTGGCATTGAGCCAGTTAAACCTGTAACAAGTAAAGCTTTAGCAGAAGCAATTGAAAATGCTACTACTAAAAGCAATGAGAAAATTGAGGAACTTGAATCTCAAATTGAAGATTTAAAATCTCAATTAGATGAATCCAGTTCTGATGAAACTGATGAATCAGAAGAAACCGAAGAAGTAGAAGAGGGTTCTGATGAAGAAGTTATTGAAGAAGAGGAAATAGAACAAATTGATGCAAGTACAAAGTCAAATCCTGTACATAATGCTCAAAACAATGTGAGTGTTAAATCTGACACTCAAATCATAATGGAAACAATGGGCAGAGACCCAATTACCAAACATATAAAAAATGGTGAATAAATATGACTACAAATGAACAAATATTAAGTCAAATCGTAAATACACAAGAAAAAGCAGTCTTCAAAGGTATGAAAGACGACATGGCAACTGGAAAAGCTTTATTAAATCCAGAACAATTAGGAAGATTTTTAAAAGCAACTCAATTAAACAATACAATCCTTAAAGATGCTGCATTTGAACCTATGAAGTCAGATGTGAAAGAATTAACAAGAACTGGAATTGCAGGAAGAGTTTTACAAGATGGTTATAAAACTGATGGTAAAACCACAAACCCTGATTTAGATGTACCAAAAGTTGATTTCACATATAACAAATTAGTTGCTAAGAAATTAAAAGCTAAAACTGAAATTACTGATGAAGAAAAAGAAGATAACATTGAACAAGCTGCTTTTGAACACACATTGTTAGATATGATGGGTGAAAGAGTAGGGGAAGATATGGAAGTATGGGCAGTATTTGCTGATACAGATATTCCAAAAGCAACTGATGACTTATTATGTACTACTGATGGTTGGTTAAAACAAGCAACCACAAATAATCAAGTTGTTAATTCTACTGGTACTGGAGCTACTGATTTTGATATTGAAAATAATGACATTACTGCATTATTCGATGCTTTACTTGGAAAAGTAGGCAGAAGATTCCGTAACAAATCAGATTTAGTATTCTATGTTTCCTATGAAGTAGAAGATGCTTACAGAAACTATCTTGGTGCAAGACAAACAGCATTAGGAGATTCTAATATTGTGAATAATGATGTTTTAAAATACAAATCCATCCCAGTTATCCATTGTAATACTATGGATGATGAGATTGAAAGAGTAAGAAGTGAAGAAGTTACTAATTGTTTAACTAATAAGAAAAACTTAGCTCAAGGTATGTGGAAAAACTTAACAATCGAACCTAAGAGAATTCCAGAAGATGAACTCACTCAATATTTCTACAGAATGAGAGGAGATGTAGGTATGTACTTCAATGAAGCAACTGCATTTGCTAACATTACTGTTGAAGAAGCAGAAGCAGTTCAAGATATAAATAAATAATCATAAGGAGTTGATTTTAAGATGTTTCCTAAATGGATAGATATTCCAAGTTCTGTTAGAGGTAATCCTAAAAGATTATACACTTATCTTGCAGAAAAAATGGAATCCAAAGATGAAAATAAAGGTAAAAAAGCTAAAACTACTAAGAAAGCTGATAAACCTAAAAAAGAAGAGGTTGATGCAGATGCAGAACCTCAAAACGAAGAATAAAAAGTGTTTCTTTAAAAATGGAGTTGATTAATAGATGAATTATTGTACAATTGAAGACATTAAAGAAGTAGTTAAAATAACTCCTTCTAAATTAAGTCTAGACAAAACTGACAATACTAAAATGGAAGAAATCATTGAAAAATGGATTTCACAAAGCACATCAATAATCAACTCTTACATTAGACAATCATTTGAACCATTTGATGAAACTAAAGAATATTCTACTGAAGATAAAAAAGCAAAAGCTAGAAAAGAAAATGAAGATGCTTTAAATGTAATGCAGAATGTTTGTACTCGTATGGTTGCAAATATGATTGCTTTTCATCAAGTACGAAGAGATACTCCTATTATAACTAATGATGGTTGGAAAGGAGAAATGACTAGTGATAGAATTTTCAGTAATAATCTGAAATTTGATTTGAATCCATATAAATTGGAAAAATCAATGGTTTCTGATAAAATTGATTTTTTTACTGTAAGTGGGGATTAGCTAATGGTGAAAGTTGAATTAGTTGTAAAAGATTATGACAGTCAAGAACCTAAAATGCAAGCAATTGTTAAAAGAGTTATGTTTTTAACTAAACAGAAGTTCATTGAACTTTTAGTTGATAATAGTCCTAAAGATACTGGGAATTTGGCAGGTTGGAAAGCTGAAGGTTCTGGTGATGGTCTTTCATATAAATTCAAATCACCTGCTGATTATGTTACTTATGTTGAATATGGTACTGGATTATATGGTCCTAAAAAACAATTAATCACTCCAGGCCTTAAGAAAAAAGCATTGGCTTTTAATTATAAGGGTGAAAGTGTTGTTGTTAGGTCTGTTAAAGGTATGAAACCAAGAAAAATGGTTCAAAAATCAATGAAACAAATACCTGCATACATTCCAGAAGCTCTTGCAATAGCTATTGCAGAAGCAAAGAAATAATTATTGTTTTTTTATGGTAATTGTTATGAACCCCTTAGCGATAGCTATATTTTAAAAAATGGAGGTTAATTTTATGGTTTTAGGGATAGTGGAAGCTTTCAATGTAATAAAACCTAATGTTAAAGAAGCCATAAGAATGGAATTGAAAGAAAGAAATCCTAAAGGAATATTGAAAGATGTTGAATCATTTGAAACAACATCTGAAATTGAACATAGTGTAGATTTTCCATTAGTATGGCTGGTAGAAAATGATACAGTTCCTGATAGAGGAAATGGAAGTATTGATTCAAAAGAAGCAGTTATAACTCCTTTTGAATTTGTTTGTGTGGTACTTGATGAAGAAGATGATTTTGAAATATCCGAAGAAAAAGCAACAAATTTGGCTGCAAGAGTTGGAGCAAGTTTGCTTACAAATTGGAATAAAGTAAAAATAAATCTTCCTGAAAAAGAATCAAGACCTTTCATTGATATTCGATTTAAAAAGTTTTCTCCTGTTGGAGAAATGATAATTGAAGGCAAATCAAAGAAAGTGCCAGCAACCAGTATTCAATTTGATTTTGTAACTCGTATTCATTGGAAAAAATGTAAAGATAAAGAAGAAAAAGCACCTTAAAAATTTTATTAAAAAAATTATAGGAGATAAAAATAATGGCATTAAGAAAATTCGGAATAGTACAAGAAGCAACCTATGCTCAATGTACTGAAACCGAACCAGATTGGTATCAAGATGTATCTAAACTTTCAGCAAGTTTAAACTCTGAACCAATATTAAAACCAACTGGAAGTAGAATGCAACAAAGAGCAAGAGCTGGAACTGTAAAACCAACTGCTTCAACAGAAACAGATGTAGATTTACAAAGGTTCGCTTGGTATATGAAAGCATTCTTTGACAGATATAATTATGTTGCACCAACAGGTGGAGAAGAAAAACATACTCATGAATTCTTTGGTGGAGAAAACACTAAATTACCATCATTCAAAGGATGGGCAACATTTGATTTCATGCAAAAAGTTTTATCAGGATTAACTCTTGATGAATTGAAACTTGAAGTAAATGATGAATTTATGAGTTGTGCTGGAGAATGGATCTATAAAAATCAAAAACTTGTTGATCTTGATCCAGATACCTTTGAGGAAATTGAACTTGCAGGAAATGATATTCCATTAATGAGTTATGATATAAGCTTAGAATTAGATGGAGGTGTTCCTCCAGGTATTATTAAATCATTAAATTTTGAAGGAAAAAATAATCATAATGTAGATAATACAACTGGTTTAGGTTCTCGTTTCCCTCAAAGAAAAGCAGCTGCACAGAAAAGAGAAATCACTTTAAGTTTTGTTTCTACTATGGAAAAAGAAACATTAGACCTTATTAAATTAGCAGAACATGGAGATGCTACTGATGCACCTTCTGAATGTAAAGTGTATAGAATACCTTTAAAAATTCTTTATGAAGTGTGTGAAGATCCATCTAATAAGATGGAAATGTATTTCCCTGAATGTTTGTTTGCTGTTGAATATGAAGCAAGTGAATCAGAAGAGATTGAAGTAACATTCAACTTAACTGCTATGGGAACTGGGAAAGTTGAGTTATTAGATGGTTCAGAAGTCATTACTGATGTTTATACAACTATTGTTAATGATATGCCTGAAATAACTGCAAAATAGAAATTTTAAATTATTTACCAACTGTCAAAAGAATTTGTACAGTTGGATTTTTTTTTACATTATAAAACGGAGTTGATTAATTATGAGTAATATTTTAACAAAAGAAGACATTATCGGTGGAATTACAAAAGAACAATTATGTAGAATAGAAAGTCTTGATGGTTCTATTTATTTAAGACCTTTAAGTGAATCAGAAATTTCCAAATTAAGAGAAGAAGAAGCTGATGCTTATGGTAATTTTGAAACATTAGAAAAATCTCAAACTAAAGGGAGAAGACAAATAAAAGGTGAAACTGAAAATAAAGCTAAAATTAATGTTCAAAAAACCATGAAATCTACTAATGAAGTTAGAAGGAAAAAAATCTTAATGTCTTTAGATAATGAGTCTAATAAAAAGGATAAATGGACTCTTCAAGATATTGGAAATATTTTCAATGAAAAACAAGTTTTAGAGTTAGCTGAAAAAGTTGATGAGATCAGTGGAGTAAATGTCACTGATGAAGATGTTGAAGACTTTCCTGAAAACAAATGAAGCTGATGAAATAATATGGTTGGATTACTGTGGATATAATTTAACAAAACTCCAAAGTGATTTAACAATGCCTCAAAGATTAGTCTTAGTGAAAGGAAGAAGCAAGCTATATGAGGAAATGAATAAAGTTAAAAAATAATTTTTTTTAATTTTAAGAGGAGATATTTTTAGGATCTTTTTCTTCACTCCACAAACAAAAAAGAAAAAAAAGATCATTATTTTTATATTTATTTTTTTTTATTAAAAATTTTAAAGGAGGAGAGTAATGTCTTCACAACAACAAATATTAGATATTATAATCCGTGCAAAAGATGAAGCAACACAGACAGCTAAAAAAGTCGATGATGCAATGAAAGGAGCAGGAAATTCTGGTAAAAAAGCATTTGATGATATGAACAATTCAAGTTCAAAATTCAATCAAATGCTTAACACTATTAAATCAACTACATCAGGTTTCATAACAACTTTGAATAATGTTAAAACTGCTGCTTTTGATAGACTTAAAAATGCTATTAGTGGGGCTGAAGGGAAGATTAAAGGAATGATTAGTTCTTCTCATACTTTATCTACTGCAATGGAAAAATTAAAAGGGGTTTCTGATAGTGTTAAGGGTGCTTTGGATAAGTGGGGAATTCCTACAACAGTAACCAATTCAATTGATACAATTAAAACAAAATTTGACAGTATCAAAACTACTGTCAGTGGTGTAGCAAGTGATGTTGCATCAAAACTTGGTTCTGGTTTTGATACTGTCAAATCCAAAGTAACAACTTTAGCATCAGATATAAAAACAAAACTTTCAGATGCAATGAGTAGTGCAAAAGGAAGTTTAGATGAATTTGCAAGTGCTTTTTCAGGAATGAATGGTGCAGTAGCAGGTTTAGTTGGTGCTTTAGGAATGGGGGGAATAGGTCAATTAACTATTGGTCTTGCAATGACAAGAGAACAAATGACTAATCTCATGCAAGCAACAATGGGGAGCAGAAAAGAAGCAGAGTTATTTGTTTCAACTTTAGATGACATGACCAATAGTAGTTTAATGAACTTAAATGATTTAGGTCAAGCAATGAGCCAAATTAAAATGGCTACTGGGATGACAAATGCTCAAATGCAAAGAATGGCTCCTGTTGTAAATGACATAGGGCAAAGAGCTATACTCATGGGGAGAGATGGAAGTGAAGCTTTAACATTAATGAAAGCAGCAGGACAAGGATTAAACGGACAATTTGTAATGCTTCAAAGGTCTTTTGGAATTAACAAAGAATCTTTAGAAGCAGTTGGATGGTCTGGCCATGCAGAAGATGTTGAAGGATATGCTGATGCTCTTGAAATTTGCCTTGCAGCTGGTGGAGATATGAATGGAATGATGCAAACCACCACAGGGCAAATTGCAATGGTTAAAAAAGGATTCACATCAGCAGGAAGACAAATTGGTGAAATAGTATTGCCATTTATCCAATTATTTATTGGTGGATTGCTTCAAATAAAAAATCATGCTCCTATTATCTTTAAGCTTTTGATTTTAGTTGCAGCTGGTATAAGTGCAATTTCTGTTGCATTACCAATTTATGCAATGTGGATGGAATTTTCAAGTAAAGTTACAGCAAAATATGGTAAATCTTTATGGGGTGTAGTTAGGGCACAAATTGCAGCTTTAGGTCCTTTTTTAGCAGTAGTTGCAGTCATTGGACTTATTACTTATGCTATTTATGAGTTAGGTAAATCTTTTGGTTGGTGGTCTGATGTTTCTACTATGATGGAAGCAATTTCAGAAGGTATTAAAAGATTATGGAATGCTTTTGTAAATAGTCCTGAAGTAATTGGTACTATAAAACAAATAAAAGACATTTTCAAGGAATTAGGAACTGCATTAGGTCCTATTGGTAAAGATGTATCTGATTTCTTTGCTCAATTCATGGTGAAAGATGCTAATGGTACTGTTGATTTTGTTTCAAGTTTAATTAGGTTGATAACTGATTTAAAACCAGTTCTTGTACCTATAATTCAATTGTTTATTGGTTGGAAACTTGCCCTACTTGGAATTAGAATTGCAAGTGGAATATTCAATGGAGTAAAAACAGCTATTGATGGAGTAAAAACAGCAGCAGGTCTTGCAAAACAAGGTTTTGATGCACTAAAGAATTTTAGTATTTATAATTTGAAACAAGCTTTCTGGAATCTTAGAGCTGATATACTTAATGCTAAAAATGCAGCAGGTGAATTATTAGGAAAAATTAAAGATTTTGCTACTGGGAAAATTGATGCTTTGAAAAATGCTTTCAGTGGATTAGCTGAAAAAATCAATCTTGCAAGGTTAAAAGAAGTTGCTTATAATATTGTTCAAGGTATAAGAAATGGTTTAACAGCAGTTTATAATGCTTTAATGGCAATGAATCCAATAGGATTAGTAATTATTGCAATTGTTGCCCTTATAGCTATATTAGTTTATCTTTATCAAAACTGTGAGCCAGTTAGAAATGCTATTGACTGGTTATGGGAACAATTAAAAGGATTAGCATCATGGATATATGGAGGATTAATAAGTGCATGGGAAGCATTAATAGGTGTTCTTCAACCAGTAGCTGATTTTATTGGAGGAGTATTAACAAGTGCTTGGGAAACTTTAATGCAATTACTTTCAGGTGAAGGAGAAGGAATATTTGAATCTATTGGAAGTACAATTGAAGATTTATTAGATAATCTTGGTCCATTAGGTGAATTTTTAACTGCAATATTTGTTCCTGCATGGGAATTGTTAAGTGGAATTTTATTAATTATATGGGATTATATTTCTCAATTAATTGACATATTTACTCAATTTTTAGATGGGCAAATTAGTTTGCCTGAAATGTTAGGTATGATATGGCAACTCATATTAACTACATATCAGTCCATATTCAGTTTAATTATTAATACTGTTATTCAATGGGTTACTGATTTTGTGATGTGGGCTTATAATGGTGCAATGGGATTCTACAATACTATAGCAACATGGATTGGAAGCTTACCTGGAAGAATTTATAATTGGTTACTTGGTGTTATCACTTCTGTTATAAATTGGGCAAGTAGTTTTGTACAGAAAGCAAAAGAAGCAGGTACAAATTTTGTTAATGGAGTAATTGATAAAGTTAAAGAATTACCTGGAAAAGTTGCAACGGAATTCACGAATATTGGAAACCGTATTAGTGAAGTAGCTGCTTCAGTTGTACAGAAAGCTAAAGACTTTGGGGATAGTGTTAAGAATGCTGTTCTTAATGCATTAGGTATTCACAGTCCTGGATTTATTCAAACTTTAACTATTGGTGATTTTGAAGCTTTAACTGAAAGAATTAAAAAAGAAGCTTATAATGCTGGTAAATCTGCTTTCTTGTTTGGTAAAGAAATTGTTGATAATTTCAGTGAAACTGGTGCAATGGAAGTTGGAGATGGTGTTTTAGATACTGAATTGACTCCTAATGTTACTGGTGATGCTGAAACCATGAGTGGATTTGGTACTATGGGAATGGATATTACTTCTGTTTTCGGTAGTATGGGGTCTGAAGTTGGTGGAACATTAGCAAGTATGGAAGCAAGTAATAGTTTGGCTTATCAGAATATGTTGATGGCTGAACAGTCTAGTATGAATGGAATGCAACTTCATATGAGTACAACTATGGCTAATATGTTGTTAAACATGAATACTGCAATGAATACTGCATCTAATGTTAATCAGCAGAATTTAAACAAGATGTTGAGTAGTACAACAAGTGTTACTGCAAGAATGGTTAGTGCTTGGGATAGTATGAAAACCAGTATTGTTCAAGCAGCTACTAATATTCAAACACAAGCAACAGCAAGATTCACTACATTAGAATCCAGTATTAAAAATTTCTATGGTAAATTACAAAATCCAAGTAGATGGGCTGGTGGTGGAAATGGAAAACCTTCCAGTAACAGACAAGTAGGTCGTACAGCTGGAGGAATGAGTGGAATTTTATCCAAAGCATTTGGTAAAAAATCCATGAAAGAAGATAATCTTAAATCATTTATCACAACCAGTTCAGCAAGAAAATCATTAGGCAACACTACAACAGATTACCTTTCACCTAAAGGAGGAAACATTAATGTTCTTGACCTTGTCAGAAGTGGATTAATCACTAACATAGACCAATTCAAAGCTGGTGGATGGGATTTTGACCCTAAACATCTTGAACATATTAAAAATGTTAGTAGAGGTTGGGATGCTAAAGGACCAAATATTAATTTTGGATCAATAAGTGTTCCTAGTGGATTGAGTTTTAAGGTTAAGGATTTTGAAGATGGTGGTGCAAGTTATGGTGGAATGGATAGTTTCACTAAGGTTGCTGAAGCTATTTTTAGTAAAATTGGTTATGATTTGTATTTCAATAGTGATAAAACTGGTGATTGGTTAAGTGCTATGGCTACTGGTAGTGTGAATTGTTATAATGGTGCTGAAGCATTAGTTGCATTATCTAATGTGTTTGGTTTATCTGGACATTTAGAGAATGGTTTGTGGGGTAAAACTGCTCATACTTGGGCTGTGATTAATGGTAAGAAATTTGATACTACTGGATACAGTACAGGTAAAGGTTGGAATCCTTCTCAAAGTAGGAGTGCTGGTGGAAATGCTGACCCTCTTGATGAACAAACATCAATATTAGAGCGTATATTAAAATCTAATAAGAATCCAACTGATTCAGAAACTACTAAATTTGTAGAAACTGGTGAATTGGAACTCAAAGGAGGATACACAGTAACTATTGATTTCAAT